TGGTAAGCATCGCGCCTCCTGACGGAGGGCATCAGTTCTTCCAAGGCGGGTCAATTTTCAGTTGCCGAGGTGGGTCATTTTTACATTGCCGCTGACAGCTGGCTCTGCCAATCAATCTGTCCGTGTGAATCAGCAAAGGCTCTTAGCAGTTCCCAAGGGATGGTTGGGTTTCCGTTTCTGGTATTGGCCATTCCCATCTGGGTGTAATTGTACTGGCCGTGTGATTTGGTTGTACGGATGGAAACGGTATGGCCGTCAATAAACTTGATGGTGATGCCGCTCCAGCTGATACCGGCAGGTGTGTCGAAATGGACCATTCCTCCCGAATCCGGTTCAGGTACATCAGCCTGAAAGGTTGCAAATACATCGGTCGCTGGTCTGAGAGCTTTCAGGCTGCCATTGGATTGAATGGAAAATTCCTCGCTCAACACAACACATATGGAACCGCTCCGGCCCAACAGATCTTCAGCCCGGGGTGTCAGTTGTTTGCGGGTTGGAATGATCAGCGCATAAGGGGCCTGCCCAAGCAGACTGATATTCCTGACGCTTTCGAGAAGTTCGTCCGGGTCATTCTTGAAGGTCAGGTAAACCGGAAAATTGAACCCGGCGGTCGGTGTGTAATCCCCCAGACGGAAAACACTGGGAATGCCATCCAGCGAATTTTCATTCCGTGTGATTCCAAGCCCGGTACAGATGCTTTTGTGGAATGAGGACCGGTTCAATGTATAGACCAGCACATCCCTCTTGTTCAGGCTGTAAGGCTTCTCTTCCTGCTCAGGGCACACTGCAGCAATATCATCGGCGGCATGCTCGACAACTTTTCGTGGGCAGCCCAGTCCACAGTCGGTTCTGCAATTGACTGCAGGCGCACGCTGATTGGTCAGCTGCAGAAACTTTGTTTCAAATCCACTGAAGGACTCCCAACCGCCAAACGCATCCTGCCATTCACACCACGGGGCATTCTGCTTCGGATGCTCTCCTAAAAATTGCCAGAGCCAGGTTTCACTCACCATTATCCTCCGAGCCGGAAATGACAAATCCACGGCGAATCAGCCATTTTTCCAGAACTTCAGCATCATCATCCCGTTTGAACTGAGCCCGATTGCCGGAGCTGAGTGTGACGGCTCGTGGTGTTTTGGAGTCGGCAAACTTGATCTGGAAGCTGGCTTTGCTCAATCGACCGCCATTGGGGATGCTGCGGTCCCGCTCTTCCAGTGATGCAAAGATGTCCTCGGCTTTGCGGATTTCGATCTCTTTGTGTGTTCCGCCCCAGTAAATCTGAAGCTCTTTGAGGCGAACCCAATCGATTCCTTCAATATCATCACAAAGGATGGAAGCCGAACCAGACTCCCTCAACGGCTCCAGAGTGAATTTGCTTTTGCCATCAAAAAACTCGCTGTCACCGAAAAGATGAAGGCCAAACTTGGTGCGGTACAGCTCCTTTTCGCCTTTGGAGCGTGCGTTCATCCGGATCTCACCATTCTCCGGGTTGTAAACAATCACGTCATATTTTTCCGGCCGATAGAACAGGCTTTTGGATTCTCCATCTTTAATAATGGACTCCCGGGTGAAAGGCTCTCCATGACGGACAAGAAACCAGACAAAATCATCTTTCACATAGCTGAATACCTTTGAAGCCCGACCCCGACGCTTCTTGGCAAACCATTCATCCAGATCCGCTTCAAGGGCGGTGATGGTTTCTTCGCTCGGTTCTTCAAAGTCCGGAATGGTTTCCCGGGTGCATTTGAAATATTCAAAGGATCGTGGGCGAAACAGGAACTGCTCGGCATGGAGACGCTCGATGATATTGCGGTCCTGAACCCAGACCTGTAGAGCCAGGTCACCGTAAGCGGCATCTTCGGAAATACTGACATCGATCTCAGTGTCGGCAATGGCCTCCTGTATCAGGTCGAAACCCTCAGGAGTCGACATCTCGTTAATGTAATAGAGGGCTTCCGACATCTCAGGTGGTGTGCTGGTGTTCGGGTTCAGCAGCACGTTACTCATGACTGTATAGTCCAGTCCGTTTTCTGCGGCTGCCGATGGCAACTCTATCCCTCGCCCGGATAGATATTCGGTGTAGGGCTCAAAAAATGTGATCAGATGGCTCCGGTCGATCTTCCGGAGCATTTCCGGCTTCGAAAAGCGGCGAAGGTTTAAAGTTGCCATTAATATCTCCTGTTTTTTTAGCTTATAGCTGTCCTTACATAGTGTTCTCTCAAATTCGTTTCCGGCCCACCACTTTGCCGAGAATCCTCAATTCATCTTCAGGTTTGACCCTGATCGGTTTCAGCCTCGGATTCTCCGGGACCAGCTCGATGAGCTCATTATCAATTTTCAGCCTTTTGACCGTGGCTTCATCGTCAAGCAGAGCAATAACGATATCACCGTCCTCGGCAATTGGCTGACGCCTCACAATGATCAGGTCGCCGTCATTTATTCCGGCATCGATCATACTGTCGCCCTGTGTGTACAAGGCAAAGCACTTACCTGATCCGACAACGGATGCTTCCACCAGAACCTCGCCCATAATGTTTTCCTGAGCGAAAATCGGATGACCGGCTGCAACCGTGCCTACAATCGGAACCGCCACAAGGGCGACCGCGTTTGTCTGAGGATGCTTGGTCACGGTCAGACCGCGAGCCTTACCTTCCTCTCTTTTCAAATAACCTTTGCGAACCAGCTGGTTGATCCGGTCATGCGCACTGGCGTGACTGATTCCAAATGTTTCGCTCATTTCCTTAACCGTCGGCGGATACCCTTTGGCTGAAACGTACCGGCATATTTCATCAAGTGTTTCCTGCTGCAACGGCGTAATGTCGTCTTCTCTGTTTCTGCCCATAGCGTACTCCTTCCTTTAAAAAGACAGAGAGCCCCAGTTTGGGCCGAATAACATGCAAATATACGACCTTATGTTCATCAGGTCAAGAAATCTAATAAATAAAACTTCCGACGGATTGAAGTCCCTCCCGGTAAGTAACCTCCGACAGTTCCGAAGATTCGCTTCGGACATGAGTTAGAAACCAGACAATTGGCCGGATGCCAGGCAGAGGCGGTTGTGGGTGCTGAAAATCGCGCATCCCAACCGCCTTTTGTTTTTGGCACCCGCAGCTTCCCTCATCGGCACCGGCCCAACGGAGGCCCCTATGCTTGATGTGGAATTAGCACCCGAAAACCCTTACTCAAACCAGTTGACTGAAGCCCAATTGCCGGATGCTGAAGGCATTAACCCGGAGCAACGGCTGGATGCCATTGCGGCCATTCTTGCTATTGCATCGCTCAGGAGTCGGTATCGTAAGGCCAATAATGCCAACAACTTAAAGAATGTTGCAGATTCTTCCGGAACCTTCGGAGAAGGACTTGATTCTTCTGCCAGAAAGAGCGTCATTCATGACAACCGAGTCCTGTAATCGAATATAAGGAGTTGAAAATGAATGACTTGAAAAACAAAAAAACGGAGCCGACCAAGACCTCGGTGTTGAGGCAATTGGCAACGCTCCAGAACATGAGCCTTGATCAGCTCAGAGAGAGATGGCTGGACCTTTATGGAACCGAGCCACCCCAGTACAAAAAGCAGTTTCTGGTTAAACGGCTGGCACACCGGATTCAGGAGCTCTTTTACGGCGGCCTGTCCGAGCAGGCCAAATCCCACCTGAAGAAAGTTGCCGAGACCGATCCGGTGGCAACGGTCATCCGCAAGATTCCGGAAGAACGAAAATCACAGGAGGCCATCCTGCCGGGCACCCGATTTGTCCGGATCTGGAACGACCAGCGCTATGAGGTGATCGCCCGGGAAAGCGGCTTTGAATACGACGGCCGCATCTTCAGGTCTCTGAGCGCCATAGCGAGGGAAATCACAGGCACCCGCTGGAACGGCAAGATCTTTTTTGGCCTGAAGAACAGTCACAGAAAAAAGGAAGGTGGTCCGAATGCTTAACAATAACAACACTCAAAACGGCCAGCGCAAAACGCTTCGCTGTGCCATCTATACCCGCAAAAGCCACGAGGAAGGTCTGGATCAGGAATTCAATTCACTCGATGCTCAGAGGGAGGCCGGTGAAGCTTACATCGAAAGTCAGAAGCTGCAGGGATGGAAGGCCATCCCTTACCGGTACGATGACGGCGGTTTTTCCGGTGGAACTATGGAACGTCCGGCACTGCAGAGACTGCTGGCGGATATCGATGCAGGAAAAATTGATGTCATCGTCGTTTACAAGATCGACCGATTGTCCCGATCCCTGCTGGACTTCATGAAGATGATCGAGCTTTTCAATGAAAAGGAAGTGAGTTTTGTATCCGTCACCCAGCACTTCAGCACCACCGACTCGACGGGCCGCATGTTTCTGGGAATCCTGATCACCTTTGCCCAGTACGAACGAGAGGTCATCGGCGAGCGTATCCGGGACAAGGTGGCCGCCGCAAAACGCCGAGGTAAATACTGCGGAGGGCCTGCGGTTCTCGGTTATGACGTGGACCGTGAAAACAAGAAACTGCTGATCAACCAGAGCGAGGCTCCGCTGATAAAACTCATATTCAGGCGATACACGCAGGTGGGATCGGCCAAGAAGGTGGCGCAGGAACTCAACGAGCAAGGATACAAAACCAAATCATGGACCACCAAAAAGGGCAAGGAGCGGATCGGTACCGAATGGAACACGGCTCAGGTCTACCGCCTTCTCAACAACAGACTCTATATCGGGGAGATTGCCTACAAAGGTACAAACTATCCGGCAGAGCATGAAGCCCTGATTGACCAGAACACTTGGGACAAGGTTCAAGCGCTCCTCTCGGAAAACAATCGCACCAAGATGAGCAAGGCCCGGGTAAAAATGGTCTCGCCCCTGAGCGGCGTGATCCGCTGCGGCCACTGCGACAGTGCCATGGGCATCACCTATACCAACAAAGGCGACCGGCGCTACTCCTATTATATATGTGAAAAGGATACCAAACGCGCTGTCAGCCGGTGCCCCTTGAAGCGGGTTCCTGCCGGAGACATCGAGTCGGTGGTGCTTGGTCAGCTGGGAGCGGTATTTAGAACACCGACCTTGGTGGCTAAGACCTACTTTGCCGCCAGAGAAATCGAGGCCGAAGAGCGCGAGCGCCTGCTGGTCCAGAAAAAGGAACTCGAACAATCCCTTCAGAGCGTCAGACAGGAAGCACTGAAACTGATGTCGCCCGACAAGGATGATCCCGACCGGAACAGCCGATTGCCCTTGGTCAACCAGCAGGCCGTCGATTTGACCAAGCAGCTCACCAACGTATCAGCACGGTTGAGGGTTATCGATACGGAGCAGATTTCCGAAGGTGATGTATCCGAAGCCTTTCAAAGCGTAGAAACCTTCTGGGAGGATCTGTTTCCTCTCGAGCGCAACCGGCTGATCCAGCTTCTGGTGGAAACCATCGAGATCCGGGAAACAGGAATCGACATGGAACTGAAAACCAACGGCCTCACAAACCTTGTCACCGAGCTGGCCGGTCTGGCCTGTGAAGTCAGGGAAAGGAGTAACAGCTGATGAAAAAGATCAAACCAACCATCAAACTTTCAGACAGCGGAAACCTGCATATCCATATCCCCATGTTCATCCGAAGAATGCGCGGCCGCAAAATGGTATTCACACCCGATACGCTGGACGGTGAAAACGAAGGCATGCCGGAAACGGTGCAGACGGCCATTGTCCAGTCGCTGGCCAGAGCCTTTTCATGGGCGGACATCCTCGAGAGTGGAGAGATCAAGTCCATCAGCGAGCTGGCAAGGGATCTCGACGTGGACTCATCCTACGTGGCCAGAACTTTGAAACTGACCACACTCGCCCCGGACATCATCGAAGCCATCATTAACGGTGAAGAGCCCAGCGGATTATCTCTCTCAAAGCTGGTGAAAACATTCCCACTCGATTGGAGTGAGCAACGAACGTTCTTTGGATTCAGCTGATTGCCACCCCAATCCATCATCCTCAACAGCCGACCTTTGTGTCGGCTTTTTTTATGCCCTGACGAGTGAGTTCAACGAAATTTCACTGAGGGGTGGCAAAAAAAGTTAAAAAATATTTCCCCACCTCATCCAATCAAATCCCCCTCAAATTCAGGGCATTAGCCAATCCAAGCACATCCGCATCGGGTGAAATTTCAGTGGTCCAACGAAATTTCGCCAAAGAAGGGTGACAGGTCTGGTGAACAGAAAAGCGTTCACGACCTCACCCGGAGAAATCATGCCGGACCTGTCTTCCGGGAGGTCCTTAACAAAGGAGGTTCGGCATGAACCAGATCAAGAAGACAGAACTAAACGAACCGCAGCAAAAGCTCATCGAGCTGATGCAGCAAATCAACTTCGGGCGCATTTCCAACATACCGGTTGTGGCCGGAAATCCCGAACTCACCGCAGACACCATCATCGAGCGTGAAATCAAACTGGGCAGCCAGAATGGCAATCGTCCGGAGCTGGCCAAGGATGACTTCACCCTGAAGCAGGAGGTGCTCGCGCTTATCGAACACCTGACCGGCATGGGTGATGGAATCATCCGGCATCTTGAAATCAAGCATGGGTTGCCATTCCTGATCCGCATCGAGGAACGGGCAGCATAACAAACTGAGAATTTAGACACTTCGACAACAAGCTGGACGCAAGGCGGAGGCTGTTGTGGGTGTCGCCGAGCCAAACCTGACCGTGTGTTTATCAGCACGGCAGGTGGCAGAAAAGGCGAACCTGCGACACTCCGCTTGTTGGATCAGCTCCTTCCTCTGTTTCCGGCCCGTGCCGACACCCACGCGGTGCTCCTCCTCGCTCCGAGGAGGACCAAATGTTTTATCGAAATTCCTATGACGGTATCGATGGCTATGCCGCAGACCTTATTCGGCACAAAGCAAGACAACTGGTGGGTAAAGCAGGACTGACAGAAGACGATCGGCAGGATCTCGAACAGGAACTGATGATCGATCTGCTGGGCAGAATGAAGCACTTCAACCCAGCCAAAGGCAAAAAGACAACCTTCATGACCCGCATTGTTGAGCGGCGGATTTCAACCATTCTGGAAGCCCGCTTCGCGCAATGCCGGGACTGGCGCAAATGCACAGCCTCTCTCAACGATCCCATTCCGGGCGGAGATAACGACTCCGCTGAGCGTATCGAGCAGGTCTGCAGTGATGGGCAGATGGGACATCACGGCCGGGATACCAACGAGCAACGTCAGAACTACATCCGCTTCGATCTCGAACGGGTCATTGCCGCACTGCCGGAAGACCTGCAGGACCTCTGCAAAAAACTGCAGTCGAGCAACATGGCTGAAATCGCAAGGGAGATGGGCGTTCCGCGCAGCACCCTCTACGGAAAACTGACCAAGCTGCGGGACGCATTCCGGGATGGTGGGTTGGAAGAATACCTCTGATCGACCGACGCATCGCCCGGGGTTCCGGTAAGTAAGCATCGTGCCGCATGAAGCGGACGACCGGGGCCTCGGTAAACAGAAAACCTGCAAAACAACAGGAGATTAACAATGGAAACTTACAAGTATCGCTTTGATCAGTCGGTCCCGGCTCAGGACTTGGAAGACACCTTCATGCTGGCATTGCTGGCTGTGGAAAGCATGTATGGACACTCCAGAGTGAGGATGGAATCCCGCTTCAATCTGGATAAGCAGAACCGCACCTGCTTTATCGATGCAGCGACCAAGGTCGGCTGCGATCTGGCGAGCATCTTTACCGGCTTCGCCACCAAGGAATACGGCGAGCGTGCGGTAATGATCGACCGTGAACCCGCCGGTGGCGGATGCGCCTGCAATGCAAAAGCACCTTCAGCAATGGAGGTGGCGGTATGAGTGAATTGATGACCACCACGTATTCCATGTGGCGGCTCTTCCGCAATTGCCGCAAGGCTTGTGAATACCGCTACCTGAGGGACCTTGTTCCTCTGGAGCGGGATCACAACCTGGCCTTCGGATCAGTCATTCACGACTGTCTTGAAATCTGGCACGGCCAGCGAGACCTCGAAAAGGTTCTCGAACACATCGATCAGGTCTACGCCAACCGGGCACAGGATGACCATCAGCTCGCGGACTGGCATCTGGCCACCGCCATGATGAGTTCATACTCGGAGCAGTATCCCGTCGAGGACTTTGACGTGGTCGCTCTGGAGAAGACCTTCGAAGGCCCCATCGTCAACCCGGATACCAACGCCGCATCGAGAAGTTTTGTGCTGGCTGGCAAGGTCGATGGTCTGGTCAAACAGGATGGCCAATTCTTCCTGCTGGAGCACAAGACCGCCTCACAAATCGATGCCGGTTATCTGGAACGGCTTTGGACTGATTTTCAGATCATCATTTATGCGTGGTATCTGGAACAGACCCTCGGCATCCGTATCTCCGGCATCATCTACAACGTGCTGGTCAAGGCCAAGGTACGCCAGAGCAAAGGTGAAACGGAAGCTGAGTTTGAAACCCGCCGTGCCGAGCTGATCGCAAAATCCAAAACCGGCAAGAGCAGTGCCAAGCGCAAGATGCCCGAGTCGGATGATGCCTTTCAGCAGCGCCTCAAAGACAAATACCTCGAGCCGGGCATGTTTCACCGGGAGCTGCTCTACATCTCCCGCGATCAATTCGACGAGCTTCGCAGTGAGCTTTGGGAATTATCCAAAGCCATGCTGGATGCCCGCCGCCGCAACACCTTCTACCGCAATACGGCTTTCTGTTTTCAGTATGGACGCGCCTGTCCCTACTTCCCGCTGTGCCGGAGCGGTGAGAATCCCAACGTCATTGAAAACCATTACCAACGGGTGCTCCCGCACGAAGAGCTGCGGGATGGAGCAAGTGAAGACGCTGCCCCTGTTTTTTAACCCAAACCATACAAGGAGATAAACCATGCTTCCAAAAAGCAAAACCAAACCTAAAGCAAACCTGAACGACCTGACCGCACTGGTGTACGGTCCTAGCAAAATTGGCAAAAGCACATGGTGCTCCCATGCGGAGAACGCCCTGTTTCTCGCCACGGAACCGGGCCTGAACGCCCTCGAAGTGTTCGAAGCGCCTATTACCTGCTGGGACGACCTTCTGCAGGCGTGTGCCGAGATTGCCGAAGGCAAACACGACTTCAAGACCATCGTCATCGACACGGTGGATAATGCCTATCGCATGTGCGCGGACTATGTCTGCAAGAAGTTCAAGATCGAGCATGAGTCCGATCTTGGCTACGGCAAAGGCTATGCCCTGATCAACAATGAGTTTCAGCGTGTTCTCAACAAGTTGGCGTTTCTGCCTTACGGTCTGATCCTCATTTCCCATTCCCACGAGCGTGACATCGAAACACGTACCGGGAAACACACTCGCATTGTGCCGACCCTGCCGGACAAAGCCCGCAAGCTGGTCACCGGTCTGGTGGACCTGATCCTGTTCTGTGATCTGGACATGAAAACCGGTGACGACGGCAAGCCCATGTATCAGCGTGTCATGCGCACCAAGCCCAGCCCCAATTACGACGCCGGAGATCGAACCGGCCGTCTTCCGGAGATGATCCCTCTGGACTTCCCGACCTTCCTGAAAGCTTTCAATCAAACGGCTGCCGGTTCAGCGGTGAGTGCCGCCCGGACTAAGTCGGAGCCAGCCACAACGGCTAAACCTCAGAATAAGGAGTAATGACAATGAGTTGGAATAACGATGACACCATGGACCTCGCGCAGTTCGACGATGATTTCGTTTCTGCGGATGTTGAAGAAAAGGACTTTGAAGCTGTTCCCGACGGGAAATATCAGGTCAAGGTCGATCGCGTGGAACTGACCCGCTCGGAAACTTCCGGCAATCCCATGCTCAAGTGGGCTCTGAAGATTCTGGGTCCTACCCATAAAGGCCGTCTGCTCTGGCGTAACAACGTCATTGCCAGCAAGGACAATGTGAAATGGCTCAAGCAGGATCTCTATACCTGCGGCCTGCAGATGGACAAACTTTCGGACCTCCCGGGCAAACTGGAAACCCTTCTGGATGTCGGGCTCGAGGTGACCAAGCGCACTAAAAACGAATTCGAGAACATCTACTTCAACCGCCGGATTGTGCTTTCAGATGAAGATGCCGCAGCACCGTCGGCCGGTCACGACGTAGACGACATGATTCCGTTTTGAGGATGGGCATGGTTACCGTTGTCGTTGATACCCGGGAACAGGAGTCTTACGGATTTAATTCGGAATCAGTCGCATCAGTCCGCAAGGCCCTCCCGGCGGGAGATTACTCCATCGAGGGATTCGAGACCCGGGTGGCGGTGGAAAGGAAGTCCATGGCGGATTTTGTTTCCACTGTCATCCGAGGCCGAAAGCGTTTTCACAAGGAGCTGGAAAAGCTCCGGGATTATGATGCGGCCTGTGTCGTCGTTGAGGCCAATTACCGGGATATTCTCGGGGCCTGCTACCAGAGCGACGCTCATCCAAACGCCCTCATAGGAACCATTGCCTCCATCATCATCGACTTCGGTGTGCCCGTTTATTTCTGTTCAGACCGTCAGGCAGCCTGCCGGTTTGTTGAAGAGTTTTTAATGCGCTTTCACCGGAGGTTCGCTCAATGCCAAGAAAAACAAACTCCCCGGCAAAACTCCGGGGAAGAATAGAGAGAGTTTATTATGCCGGGCCAAAATTTTCTGCAGGCCGTTTACTCACCTCCACAGGAGATGAAATTCAGTTTGCCGGAAACCTGTTTGCCCGTGAAAACCAACCCGTGGTCCTTTTGGGGACGTGGGCCACCCATCCGAAATATGGTCGTCAGTTCAAGGTCGATGCCATGGAGCACGATCTTGATCTGAACCCGGAAGGATTGATTCACTATCTGGCCAATCACCCGGATATCAAAGGGATTGGCCCTGCCAAAGCCCGCCTTATTGTCGAAGAGTTCGGCGATTCATTCGAGGAGACTCTGATTGAATCTCCGGAGCTCATCGCATCAAAAGCCAGAATTTCCCTCGATGCCGCCAATCGCCTGAAGGATGAATGGTGCAAAAACCGCAGCGTCAATGCCGTCCTTGCATGGCTCTCCGCCTTTGGGTTGACCCATCATCAGGTGACCACATTGGTCGACAAGCTGGGAGGCAACTGTCTGGAGATCCTAAAAGCTGATCCTTACATCCTCATCCGGGAACTGCGTGGATTCGGCTTCAAAAAAGTCGACAAGATTGCCCGCAAACTGGGTACGCCCAAAGACCACACGCCAAGAATCCGTGCCGGTATTCAGTACTGCATGCACGAGGCGCTGGATCAGGGAAACTGCTGGGTCGAATACGAGGACCTTGTTGATCAGGCCAACCTGCTGCTGGTGATGGATAATCTGGACAGCCGAATCCGCATCGAATCGTCGCTGGACAATCTTATCAGTGAAAGGCTGCTTTCCTGTGAATCACACGCGGGACGTTTTCTGGTGGCGCTTTCCGATATCCTGAAAATGGAACAGGACATCGCCGCCATTTTCACCAAGGCGGATGCCTCGAACCCTCATTTCAAATCGACCCGCAATCTACAGAAGCTGATTATTCGTCAGGCGGAAACGCTCAACGAAAAGCAGCTCGAAGCGGTTCACTCCGCTTTGCAGCACTCCATCAGCCTGATCTCCGGTGGAGCCGGATCGGGTAAGAGTTATACGGTTTCGGTCATCAACGCGGTTTGTGAAGAATGCGATCTGGAGGTGGTTCTTTCCGCTCCGACAGGCAAAGCGGCCAAGAGACTCGAGGAAGTGAGCGGTCGCACCGGAACCACCATCCATCGCCTGCTTGGTTATGACGGCAAATCCTTTTCAAAGGACAGCAACAATCCCATCGATGCCGACATGCTGATCATCGATGAATTTTCCATGGTGGATGTTCCGTTGGCGTGGCACCTGTTCAATGCGGTCGACTTTGCCAGAACGGCCATTGTCATTGTGGGAGACCACAACCAGCTACCGCCGGTCGGTCCGGGAAATATCCTTCGGGATCTGATTCACTCGAACGCCATTCCCTCCGTCATTCTGGACAAGGTGGTCAGACAGGCCGGTGTACTGAAGGAAAACAGTACCGCTATTCTCAAAGGAGAAGTCAGAAAGACCAGCGACGCCAGTTCACAGGGATGCCGGGACTGGTATCTGGCGGATCAGTTCACCGACCCGGGTGCTGCCCGCAATTTCCTGCTGGACCTCTTTGACAAGCGACTGGATGCCCTTGGATTTGATCTAATCAAGGATGTGCAGGTGTTGACCCCGACGCACAAGGGACCGCTGGGAACCAAGTCACTCAATGAAGATTTGCAGCGGCTTATCCAGAAGCGCCTCTGGAATGTGAGTGTTCCGGAAACACAGCCCGGCCGTCGGTCGCCATTTTTGAAACACGACAAGGTCATTCAGACCCGCAACAACTATGACCTGAACGTAATGAACGGTGCCATCGGTCATGTAGTCGATGTACTGCCCAACGGCACGCTGTTGATTGATTTCGAGGGTGTGGCGGTTGAGATTGAAAAAGGCTCACCGAACCTTCAGGACATCCAGCTGGCCTATGCGCTGACGATCCACAAAACCCAAGGATCGGAATTTCCCTGCGCTGTCGTGGTGGTCCATAAGGCGCACTCCTTCATGCATCACCGCAATCTGCTGTACACCGGCGTAACCCGTGCCCGCAAGACTGCGATTGTGCTGGGTGACCGCTGGGGCATCCGTAATTGCGCCAAGAAATGTCAGGTGGATGACCGCAAGACCTTTCTCTCCATTCTGTTGAACAATGTGAATTGCCCTGAAGAGCAGTCAGCTTGTGCGGGGGCATTATGAGCATGGGCGGTTCAGATAATGTCAGAGAATACTACCGCCTGATAACCGAGCTCGATATTGGTGATGTGGCAAGGGATCTTCTGGCCGGAAGGATCACACAGGAATCCCGGCAGCGGCTCCAGTGCGATTGCCCGCATCACCAGAGTCAGTCCCATCGCTCACTTCATGTGATGCTCGACAAACAGGGCTGGTATTGCTTCGGCTGCGGTGTGGGTGGTGATGTCCTCCAGCTGGTCGAGTTTATTCAATCGGGTACGGTCACCGCCGGGCAATCCGGTCCCATGCCCGACAGCCATCGGCAGGCCCGTGATTTTCTTGCAGGGAAAGCTGGGATGCCGCCGTTGTCGCGTTATGGCCTCACACAGGAACGCTTGGAGCAGACGGAGAATGATCGCTCGTTTGAGATCCGGGTCAAAGATGCCCTGACCGAGCTGGCCCGCTACTATCACCAGCGACTCAAGGAAAATCAGGAAGCGTTGACCTGGCTGAAAGAAAAATACGCCATCAGTGATGAGACCATCGACGACCTGTTGATCGGTTTTGCCGACAATGAGTCCGGTGTCATTGCAGCCCTGCGATCCGGCGAGCATGGCTTCAGCAAACGGGAGCTTTCCGCCACAGGAGCCTTTCGCCCGACCAGTCAGGATGGATTGAACCCGTTTTTTGAAAAGCGCATCATCTTTCCATACTGGAGTCGTGGCCGCGTGGTGTTCATGATCGGCCGCAAGACACCGTGGACTCCGGACGTAAACTGGGAACAGGGAAAGTACAAGAAGCTGCCGGTTCACGATGAACATCAGCGTCCTTATGTCGCCCGGTTCATCAATAATGCGGTGCTGTTCAATGAGGACTGCCTGCTGGGTAAGCCCGACCACATCATCATTACCGAAGGCGTGACCGATTGCATCGCTCTGATGCAACAGGGTTTCCCGGCGCTCTCTCCTGTGACGGTAAGAATCAGGGCCGCAGACTGGGAGCGTCTGGTCCCGAAGATGCGCGGGCTCAAGACCGTCTATATCTGTCAGGACAATGAAATCTCGGAGGCCGGGCTCAAGGGAGCCTTGCAGACTGCTCGCACGCTGGCCGAACACAAGATTGATACGAAGCTGGTTACCATTCCTCTGAATGACCCCCAGCAGCAGGCACGTCAGGAACTGCAGGAGCGGTTCAATCTGACGGCGGCTGTCGGCCCCCGGGAGCTCGCTAAATTACTCGAAGGTCATGCTGCCGAGGATATTCGCGAGGCTGAAACGCTTCTGGCCAATGCCAAGATCGATGTGAACGACTTCTTTGCATCCGGTAATGGCAAGGCCGAATTTGATGAGCTGCTTTCTGCGGCCTGTACGCCGGTTGAGTTCGGCATTCAAAGTCTGCCCGAGGATGCCCCGGAGGAAGAGAGAAACCGCCAGCTCGAGCCGGTTCTGGCCGAAATTTCGGCGCATTCACCGCTGGAGCAAAGCCGTCTATTGAAACTGGTTCAGGAACGGCTGGGTAAAGCGGTTCCAATGGCGACCCTCAAGGAACAGGTGCGATCTGTTCTGCAGAACCGACGGGACAACGCCAAAAAGGAAAAGAAGAAAGCCAAACGTCTCAGCGGATCACCGCCCGGTTCCTGCCGCGCCCGGGTCGATGAAGTGCTGATCGATACGGAGCTGGAAAACGGTGCTCCGGATTATACCGCCGCAGCCGAAGCGGCCTATGACTGGTTTACCGCCAATGGAGCCCAGTTCTTTCACACCCAGACCGGTGAGCCGTTTATGTATTTCGACAACTCCATTTACTGGATGGATTCACCCGATCGCGGACGCAAAAGGCAGTATGCAGCCATGCTCTACAAGCACACTGGCATGGTGCCGACATCCAACGGCGGTCGCACCTTTTTCGAGGTATTGCCGAGTCTGGCGATGATTCGAGGTCAGGTCCGCGACCATTTCTCGTGGCTGCACACGGATATTTCTAATTTTACGGTCTACTTCAACCTGAACAATCAGGATCATGAGATTGCCCGAATCACACCCGACGGCATCGAGATCCTGAAAAATGGTGGGAACGCCGACGGAATCATTCTCGACGGTTCCCGCAAGATGAAGCCGTTGAAGTTTCTGAAAGACGCCGCACCGGAGGAAGCCGACAAGCTGCTGGTCGATCTCCTGATCAACAATATGACCTGTTCGCAGGGTGACCGCTTTCTGATTCTGTCCTGGCTGACCTGTTTTCTGCTGATCGACTTTTCAGGAACCCGGCCCATGACCCGTTTTGAAGGATCGGCCGGTTCGGGTAAGACCACGGCCAGTAAGCTGATTTCGGCGCTGCTTTACGGTGAGCCCCAGCACAAGAAAGCCACCGATGCGGCCAACTATACCGACGGTTCCCAGAATCCGCTTATTGTCCTCGACAACATCGAGGTCAAGCAGATGACCGAGGACCTGACCACCTTCATGCTGACCAGTATCACCGGCATTGCCAAAGAGAAACGCAAGAGCGGCACAGACAGTGAAACCGTGACCGAGCGGACCAAATGCCTGCTCAATACCACCGGTATCGAGCCGTTGTGCGGAGAGCTGTCCGAAATCCAGTCCCGCAGCTTTGTGATCAATTTCGATATCGGCAATCAGGGCAACGACTGTTTCATTGAGTCGGATGTGATTGCCGCCCTGCAGCGCAACCGGGATTTGATCATTTCCGCTCTGATGAAACGCACCAGCGAGGTACTGGCGATGATGAAGGACGGCATGCGGACACAGGCGATGAAGCTATTGCACGAGGCCCTTGGCAACCATGACAAACGACGCTGTAACGAATATCTCAGTCTGATGTATCTGATGCTTCTGGCCGGATCATCTCAGCATCAGATCGAACAGGGAATGTCGACGCTAGCTCCAGCCTTCAAGCAGCAGATCCAGACCATCAACCAGACCAGTCGTGAAACCGCCCGGGATTCCAATCACACCGCAACGGCGCTCTCGACATTGTTCAAAGCATGGCGAACAGCCGTGGAGGCTGACCGGAAAGACATGTACAACGATCGCCGGGTGGACCACATTCAGGAGTTCGTTGCCCGCTATCAGGTGCAGCTCGACGAAGACGGCTGTCTCAAGGAGGTATTGTCTCGGGAGCTGTTCGTGGCGCTCAAACGTGTGGCCAGAGATTTCGGCCTCCGGTTTGAAATGGACTCATCGAGGCAGTTTGCCCAGCGCTTTGCCAACGACCTTGAAACCATCCGCGAGGCTGGATTTGAAGTTGTCATCAGCCAGAAACGATACGGAACCAAGCTCTACACCATCCAGACAATCGAATAGACTTCGCCCTTCATACCATCACCCAGTCAGGCCCGTGGATTCACCTCTGCGGGCTTTTTGTTTATATCCACGGCAGATTCTGGCGAAACTGTTATTCCGCTCGTAAAACGATTAGAAACCGGCATCTGGCTGGTAAAATCGTTACAAAGACCGCTGGTGTAGAAAGACCTTTCTACAATGTAGAATGTCCAGAGAGTACCTTTCTACAGCGCAAGTCGCTGTTATTTATAGCGTTACGAGGCAAGCGTAGAAAGTGTAGAAAGGTTTCAGAGGTTACTCCCCCTTACTGTTCATTTTTTCAAATCATGGGATGAAGGCATACCTGAAAAAAAACGGGCTATGCGTGAGTAATATTTCTATACCTTTCTACACTTTCTACAAAAATATCTATAACTAACTGCTATTACTACTGTTAAGAGATGTAGAAAGGGGGTGTAGAAAGGTCTCTGGGCGTAGAAACCCCTTTCTACGCTTTCTACCATCCGACACTCAGGCTCCGGCTCCGGTAAGTAACGGGAAGAAAAATAAACCCGAACTTCCGGAGGTCACCCATGAGTCTTTTACAAACCATGCTCACGCATCTTGATTCCCCTGAGTGTGAGCCTTCCCAACAAGCTGCTCCGTCTGCTGAAAATGACAGCAGCGTACCGGAGCCCGAGCTTTTTGTATCCACCGATCTGGACACCGCACAATTCGAGTGGGCCGTCACGTCCGCCAGCGACGTTGAATACAATGGCAAAATCTATCGACGTCTCGAACCGGAGTATTTCGCCTGGCTCCGGTCACGCATGCTGGCAGCCCAGTCCGCTTTCAAAGCCGGTAAGCTTTCTGAATCAACATGGGAAAGCCTGAAAAGCAGGTTCAACCCGCTTCAGGAATACGCAGTTCAGAAATTCGGCAAGGAATCTCTACGGCAGGCATCCCGGCAGATCAGCCCACAGAATTACCAAGCTCCCCGCCATGTTCCGGCAAACCCCGAGAAACCTGCAGAACCTCCCAAGAACAACTGGATTTATCCGCCAAACGAAGCTTGGAATTGTATAGAGCAAGTCAGCTCCGACGCATTGGCCAAGGTTGATGCCATCAAGGAGGAAGCCATGTCCCGGAAATGGTCTGAAGCCAGGTTATACCAGAATCAGGGACGATACCGCTTCCCCTGCGGTCAGGACTACGGGCTGGTCTGCTTTGTCGGCGGTGACCGGAAGATCGGTGCCGTGACGGAAAGATATATCGAAATCATCCACAGCCCGGATACACCGCGTCCCAGCACGCTCAGGTTTCACAACCCGGATGTTCCGCAGCCGTGGTTGAAGAAAGTGGAGAGTAACCATGAGCATTAAGAAATACGCCAATGCCGAACACATCCTCCCAAGAGAGCTGCTCAAGGAGGTACAGAAGTATCACTCCGGCATTCTTTGGATTCCAGCACCGGGCAGTTTTTACAAAGAACGCAGACAGCTGGTTATCGCCCTGAAAATTCAGGGAATCGAAACCGATGAAATTGCCAGCCTCGCCGGTATCACACGTCGCCGGGTCAATCAGATCCTTGTGGACCACAGAAAAGAAACCGATGCCCGACAGGTTGAGGACTCTTCCGGTATGTAAGGCTTGAGGTGCGGGAAAACGGGCTAAATCTGCCTTCCGCCCCGAACCCCGACTTAGCAAAACGAAAATGAAGAACCGGAGATAAGCCTTGGCGATATCGAAAACAGACAAAAGCAGCTTAGACCGATGGCATCGGAATGAGGGTAAAGCCGAACAGTCCGAGGCCATGAAAAACAAGGTCGAATCCATGCAGGGGAACCTTCAAACCCTCAAGCATGGCATCTTTGCCGACCGCTGCCTGACTCCGGAAGAAAAGGTCATGTTCGACAGCATCATCGAAAAGCTGCACGAGGACTTTCAGTTCAACAAATCCAGTGACTTCCTACAGGTCGAGCTTGTGGGCATCTACTCGGTGAAGCTGGTCCGGGCACAGATCGAAGGAAACACACAGGCGGCCGAGAGTCTCGACCGGATGATCCGCTGCCACATGAAGGATCTCAAGACCACCAAGATTGCCCGCGAGGGTGAGGAGCCGAAAGGTCCACAGACGTCACCCGCCGAATGGGCCTCCGCTCTTCTTGAAAAAGTGAGCGAAGCCGCCGCCCAGAAGACCGCTTCCGTGAAAAAGCCGAAAAAAAGTTCAGATAACACCCGAGCCTCAAAAAGAAAGAGCGCGAAGGATTAGGTAGTTATGGAGGCTCAAGATGACAGGAATTTCAGATAAGACGTGTTCCTTGCACTTTCGGAATCGGCATTCTCCGGCCGTCGATCATCATTTCCACTCCTCGATTTCTTCCTGCAGCTCTCGATATCCGCTTGGCATGTGTGCGCATAAGCCGAGCCGCATAACCCAAGTAGATATTGGCATGTTCACGCCGGAGCTCTCTCACACAACCCAAGTAAATATGGGCATGTCGAGCCCCAGGCAGAACCGGCCAAGCCCCGCAAACAGCCATTCCTTCGGCAGCGGCCCTCGCATATGCCAAGCAGATATTGCCATGTGTGTTCCGCGCCCGGAGCGCACAAGCCAAGCAGTTATAGCGATGTGCGGCCGACAGACAGCGAAGGAGAAATTCCGGTCAATCGATATTTCCCGCTCCACCCGGGAGGTAGAGACCCTCCGTCATGATCATTCATCATCGGCGGATGTGTTCT